CAGCACGTCGTAGCGGCTCTGTATCCACGCTACGATATCCCGCGACTTTGGTAGAAACTCTCGGGGAAACGTAGCGCTTGTCGTCGCCAGCATCCACGGCATTCCAACTGTTGGCTCATGCGGACTCTTGGAGACGCCCCACAAGTAGTGAGGCTCTCCTAGGTCGCCACAAATCAACTGGGCTCTATCGCTGTTGGTGATGCTTTGTTCGATAACAACGTATGCAGGCAGTCCACTGAGAGCCTCTGCCTCCAACTGGTCGATAGGTCTTAGCATCCGGGAGAATGCGCGTGCGTCCTCTGGGAATGCAGGCGAGAATCTATACACGTCCGTGCTTCAATACGAAGTCTCCGGTCCACCCGGCTAACGTGATGTTGTCCGGGAGGTGACTATTGTTGACGACAGTAATGGTCACCTCTTGGGCGTCTGCACCGATGCCGATACTAAAAGTGCCCGTGGTTATCGGTACCTCACCCACGACGAATGACTCGCCGATGATTCGCCCGGTTGACGCATCGATAAACGTGTCACCACCCTTGCGGGGCTTGACGTGCACTTCAAAATACCCGGTGTCCTTGAAGGAGAACTTCATGTCCTGCAAGTACAGGTCACCCTCTAGGACGGGCTTGCTACCCTCGCCCACGGTCTCCCGCACGAACTGCTTGGAGAGTTCTGCCGAGCTGTTGTAGACGCGCCCAACTACAACGTCGCCGGTATCGAACTTCCCGCTGGCTTTGATGGTCGAGGACGTGGGTCTCGTGATGGGAACCACTTCTCCCTTGCGACCCGCATAGTCACCCGTCAGCACCAGTTGAAAGGTTCCGCTGTCAACGTATGGCAGCGTCCACGTTGTCTCGTCGTTGCCTGCGTCGTACGTGGCGTCGGTCTCGTCGAATGAATGGCGCCGGTCTAGCAGAACGTCGTAACCAAAGTCAGCGAACTCTGGGTCGTCCTGAAGCTGAATCTTCTACAGATACACGCCGTCACTGCGCTCAATGGCAATCCAAATCTCGGACTGAATGAAATCTACGTTCAGCACGGTGTCACCGGAGTCAAACTCCCAAAACGACCAGCTCGACTGGACTTTCTCATCGCCCACCCAGAAGTACTTATAGACGTACACCCGGTTGGCGTTGTCCGTCGTCAACCCTAGCAGCAAGTCTTCGTTGCTTGAGGCGGCGAGCTTGAAGATGTTCTTGGGCAAGAACTCAGGTACGTGACCCGTTACGTCTGCGGCATCATTGGAGACAGTGTTGGTCTCAACGAAATACTCGCGGATTCCCGAGAAGCGTCCCCGCTGAGTAGCAAAGAATACATTCTGTCCAGCACCGACTGGCCGCGCTGTGCCAACTGACTCGAACTCGGTGGACTGGTCAATTTTGACCGTCTTGGAAGTAAGTACGGTGTCAGTGGACAGTTCGAACTGTGTTTGGTCTGAGAACAGCAATAGCGACTTATTGAACGGTACCGCGTGGTTTATGTTGGAGACTTTAGTGTGACTGACAGCACCGTCAATAGGGTCGCTGTCGAGAACAGCCGTCGCAGTTTCGCGCCAAAAGTTAAAGAACTCGCCTGCCGCGCTGAATACAATCGCTTCTCCCGCTGTGAGACCTAGACGGTTTCGGTGGAAGAACACATCAGTAACTTTCTTCCCGACAAATCCAGGCTCTTCGGAAGTGGTCTCGTCACCTGCAAGTCTTCCGCCCCAAGTAGCCTGTTGGAACGTGAAGTCCCCACTTGATTCGCGCACGAGTTGATGTGGCATCGTGGACGCATCAAAAGCGTCCTCAAGGTCTGGCTTCTCGCGTTCCTTCCAGACTCCGGTTGCCAGCTTCTCCACGAAGTAGTTGTCGAACTGGGTGTTTGCGTCACCCTTGATTTCGTAGATGTTGCCAGTCACACCAGCGGGCAGGTTAGAGAACGTTTGCACGGTCCCTGTTAGAGTCTGCCCGTCCTGCGTTGGGTCCATCGCGACGGTGGTCGTTTTGTTCACGATGAACGTGAAGTCCGCGATGGTTACTGCGGCGAACTCGGCGCGGGGGTTGGTAGCCGTCAGGTATGCCTTCGCATCCGGGAACGCGACGGTCTTCTCATTGCCCGCCAGGTCGTACACCTTCAGGTCGCCATTAGTGATGATGACGGTGTAGCGCTCGACTACGTCACGGTTGATGGTGTGTAAGAACGCGTTGCCCGCAAGTGCGGTCTGAAGCTTGACGACATGTTGGGTTGGTGCGCGTTTCCCAAGACCCTTCACGAGGTCCGACATGCGGTTCACCTGAGAGGTGAGCTGTGAAGGATGTCGAATCGAGTCCGGCTGTTGGCTGACTCCGTTGAACAAACTCGGAATCGTGTAACTGACTGGTCGTCCCATAGTTATCTACGGAGGACTGGTCGGCGGTAACCGCGCACGGTGTCGTGCGACAGCAGCGTAAAATCAGCGTTCCGTGCGTACTGCCGGTCCATGTTGGACCTTGCGGTCAACTCTTCACGCTCAGTGATGATTTCCTGCTGTTGGTCTTTGCGCTCACGTCTGTGAAAGGTTCGAGCCGTCACCACGGAGATGTAACGTCGCGCCACCTCCGGTAACGACTCGAAGTCAAAGTAGAAGACGATGGTTACCTTGACGTTACCGTCGAACGTATCGACATGTTTCTTGGCGTCATACAAGTATTGACCGCGCTGCACGTAGTCCTTGGATATGTCGTCCGGGTCCACTTGCAGCGTGTTCAACGGCAACGCAATCTTGTTGTTAACATCACGCACCAGCGTGTAGTCCTCTTCGGTGTTGAACTTCCAGCCTTCGCTTTGAATGGCGCGGGAGAATTCGTCCAGTATCGCCTTGGCCTTCGCTACGGTGGTTGAGCTGTTGCCTTCAAGCGTGCTGACAGGAGCCTGGCCGAGCGCGGACAGAATCACGTTCACGGCTTCGAGCCGCGACGTGGGTTCAAGTGACGCCATGGTTACTCCTCAGAAGGTTTGCGAAACAGGGACTTGTACAAAGGTTGTGAAAGGCTGCGGGTCAGTTCGGCAATCAAGGTACTCCGAGACATGCCGGTGAACGACAGCGGCTTACGGTTCCAATACCAGATGGCTTTTGCGATGACCTCGATGAAGTCAGTGCGTGTGGTGACGTTCTCAGCAGCCCAGGTCCAAACGGCCTTGGGAATGACGACAGAAACACCCGAGTTGGCACTGAGATTCTTCCCGTCCCAATTCCAGATGGCCTTGAGGGGTGCGATCAGCGTGTCGGCTTTCTCGGTGACGTCCTTAGCGTTCCAGTTCCAGACGTCCTTGTTGACAACGATTTCAGTTGCAGCGTTGACATTGAGTGCCTTGGCGTCCCAGTTCCACTCGGCTTTGGTGGGCTCAATGCGGGACGCTGCGTTGACGTTGAAGTCCTTGTCACTCCAATTCCAAACAGCTTTGCTGACGATAACGGTTTCTGGGCCTGCCGCAGAGTTCTCTAGAATTATCTCATTCGACGCCCAAAATTTCTTGCCGCTCTCTGTATCGAGAAACAGAGTTGTTTGATGGTTTGGAAATAAGTCTGGTGGCGTCCCCCAGAATTTTTTAGCCATTACTCATGACCAATCTCAGTGTCGAGGTAAATTGGGTTAGTGTCCGTAAATTTGTAAATATCAACCCACCCATAGGGTGCTAGGGCGTTGTCCACCTCAGCCGCGTCTCCAGAGGTATCAACCTTCAAAACTTTCGGATTGGAACTCGTGAATCCCGTCCATGCGCCGCCTACCGATAGAACTTCTGCGCTAAAGCCGCCCAGCATGTTTTGGTGTCCCGCCCACTTCCCGGACTCGGGCGCGTCGTGGCTGCCCAAAAAATTCATAATCATCGGATCAGCGTCGTCCGCGTAACCCAGGTAAAGTTTTAAATCATCGCCATCAAGGGAAACCTCACTATTAACCTCAAGGGTCAATACATCGCTGGCGCTCGCATTTAAATCCGCGTACTTGACAGGCAATCTAAACCGAAGCGGCTGAAAGAAACTGGTTAACGACGACGTCTCGACCTCGAAGGAATAATTTGTGCTCGGCTGCAGGTTAGTCGATGTATTCAAATTGTGATTGGTGACGCTTTTTACCGTTCCCTCCGGAAGATGCAACTCGTACACATGCGGGTTGGTCGGTGACACGCCTATTAACTCAATACGAATCGGCGACGACACCTGAGAAAGCGTTTCGTCTACGGCACCACCAAAGGTTGCCGGAAGCTTAACGTTATAAAACTGCGCAAAAATTACATCGTCGACGGTTCTGGCGCTGCCCGCCCCTTTGACCAGATAAGACGCAGCATTAGAATCCATGTTGCTAAGGTCCGTTCCCAGCACTCGGACATATCCGCCGCCGGAGGAATACCCGCCCTCCGTGAAACTTCTCGGACTGACGCCGATGCCGTCAATCTGCCCGCCGATAAACGTTATGTGTGCGCGACCGCTTATTTGCACCACCGTTTGGTCGACACGGTTAAGTTTGAAGGTGCCATCCTCCACAATTACTTGCGACGCATCTCCTGAGACAAGAAACATGTCCATCCCCGTCGACGTTGACGTTGACGTGAAGGTACAGCTTTGGAAATGCACATAGACCCCGGACTGGTATACCCAAACGACAGAACCGCCCCAGCCTGACTCAATGGTTAAGCCGTAAAAGTACCACGACTCATTAGCGGTCGTAAATAACCCCCGCCCCCCAAGGGTGGCCCCCGCTTTTAGCTGATCGGCGTTACTGTCGTCGACGCTAAGAACTTTTTTAATGTCCTCGCCTACGGCCGCGCCAACAAAATAACAAGAAGTGCCCGCCAGACTTTGCGAGTGCAAATGACTACAAATAACAGTATCGCCGGTCGTAAAGTTGTTCGAGGGTTTCCCCGACGCAATGGCGTCTTCAATCGTAGCGTAGCAATTTGCCGCCCCGATAGAGGCAAACGTTCCCGTCGGCGCAGCGGCAACACTCACATCCTGTGAGGCCGTGGCGGTTCCGAACCCGCTTTTAACGGGAAAGAATCGCCCCGCCATTACTCCAGCTCCCCAACTACTTGCGGGGCCCCATCGTCCCAGTCAGGATTTTTGGCCGCCTCGGCCTCTAGCGCGGCAGTCTCGCGTGCCTCTTGATCGATCTGTTTTTGCGCTTGTTGAAGCGCAATCGGCTTAGAGGTTTCGATGGCCCGTGCGCGGACTTGGCCTCTTGTGTCCGCATTCTCCTCGCTGCCCATGCGAATGGATTCATGCCGAATCTCGCCGTCAACCGAGTCGGTGAAACGGTATCGCACGAGACGATCGCCCCCGGCTTGCACTGAGTCTTTTAATTTCTCAGCCGTTACCGTCATTTCTTTCCTCCACCTATAATCATTCTGTTACTACCTCGGAGAGTCGAAGATGCCTGCTGCGTCTAACTGGATGCTGAAGTCGCCCGAGACATTACCCTTGTCGGCCCCGAAGTCGTCACTGAAAGCAATCAAGCGGGAAGTACTGGCGGTGCCCGTGTCGTTGTACAAAATGGCGCGTCGTCCGTTGCTGAAACCAGACGCGTGCTGTGCCCACGTTGTGGGGTCATCTCCATCGATTGTCACCAGACCAGAAGCGTTCATCGTCACGGTCATGTTTGCGACTACGTTACCACCTGCCGTGTAGTTGGTTCCGGTCACTTCGTTCGTGATGTCATCGAAGAAGTCGTGCGTGTTCTGGTCGACGGAGTATACAGAAGTAACGATTGCAGCCTTGATGGTTGTCAGCGTCTCGTAGTTAAGCGTGTTGCCCTCGTACTGTCCCAGTCGTGTGTTGTCGTAAAGATTCCAGGCCATGGTTACTTCCTAAGTTGCGCAATCAGCTTCTCGACGCCCACGCGGTCTTGAGGGACTTCGATGCCGATCAACTTGAGTTGGAGAATTCGCCGTTCGTACTCCTGCAGAAGCTCTGCGCGTTTCTCTTCAAGCACGTTCGGCTTGGAGACGGCATCCGCGAGGTTCAGCAGGCGGCTGAGATGGCGCAGGCGAGAGCGCTGACTGTTGCCCGCCTCGTTCACGTGAATGGGGTGGCCGACAGTGGTAACTGTTGGTGCTTCTTGTCCGGGTTCCGACTGAGGAACGCTGGTAGCGGGCACGGGCGAGTCACCCTTGCCCAGAAGGGTCTTAAAGAGATTCATGGAAGGGTTACTCGAAGAGTTCGACGCGTGTCGTACCGTTGTTACCGGCTACCGTTGCGCGCATCAGAGGAAATAAAGTGACGCGGATAGCTCCGCTGGCGACGAGGTCAGAATCGAGGATGTCCTCGAACTCCAGGTTTGCGGAGGTGCGGCCCTGGAGTTTCACGGTGGCTGCATTGGTAATCTTCACCTGGACGATTCCGTACTCTTTACTGCGGTAGTTCTGCGCTTGAACGGCAGCGCCGGTAGAACTACCAGACGTGACGTCATCAAGGAGGACGTGAAGTGTCATTCAAACCTCGTTTATGAAAATGAAAAAAAGGACACCCCGGAATGAGGTGTCCCTTTTGGTACTGCTGGTGGGTCTAAGCGGTCTTCAGCTCAAACGCACATTCGGGCCGCAGGATGCCGTGACCAAGTGCGTACTGGGCGACGATGAGGTGGCCTCTTCGACGGAAATCCCAGTCCATGCTCATGGACAGGTCGAGCAGCTTCACGGTACCCATCGCGCCCTTCTGGAAGATGAGCTGAGTGGTGGTTGCGAAGTTACCCTGGTAGGCAGTCGGACCAGTGGTGATGTTGGTCTCGGGAAGATGGTTGGACTTCACAATGTGAATACCAGCGACCTTCAGCACTTCACCCTCGGAGTAGACGCCAGCCCCACCCCAGTCACGGTTAATGACGTCGGTGGTTTGAGCAACGAGGTAATACTTAGCTGGACGCATCACTGCATAGCGGTCGTTCTCAGGCACGTCTTTCTCGTCGAGAGTCTGCGCGCCCAGGAAGATGCCGGTGGCAATGGTGGAGCCCGTGGTGCCGTAGCCAGCGTTGGTGCTGGAACCACCACCGTTACCACCAGTGACAGTTGCGGCAGCACGCGCAGCCAACACACCAACCTGCTGCGAGTTCTTGTCGAATGCATAGCTGAGTTCACGCCCAGCTTCGTTGGACAGAACCGAGCTGACATCCCAGTGATTCATTGCGTCATCTAGTACGTCGATGAAGACGTCGGCAATCAGCAAGTCGTCAATGGTGATGACGCGCTCAGAAACGTTACCGGACTGGCCGACAATCTCGGCTCCAGCAGTGTGATACGAAGAGTTGACCTTCCAAGTTGCGGGGAACTGAGCGGACTTACCATGCTGGATGGTTCGCACCATCTGCTTGTCCATCATTACGTTCACTTCTTGGAACGCAGTCAGTACCTCACCACCGAAGACCTTAAGGAACAGTGCGTTGACGTCGCCCGCACCATTGTCTTGCCCTGGATTGTATACGGTTGCAGCGGTCATAAAAATACCTATGTGGTTGTTGAACACGATGTCCCTGGAACGGGACGCGGGGTGTCCTGAGCACGTTGCCGCGTACAAACCACAAGGTGTCCACCTCGGTGGGCTTGGGTGTAACTGGGCGTCCGTTGCATTCGGACTTACTACAGGCTGCCTTTAACAAGACGGCTGGCCGACCGCATGTAACAGGTAGCGTTATCTCATCAGACGGGTTTACTTCGACTACAGAATGCCAAGCATAACTAGGCGTTTTGCACTCGAAGTAAACTGATAAATAAGGACGCCCCGGCATTGCACCGGGGCGAAGGTACCCAGGCAGGAGATGGACCTGGGCGAAGGTACCCAGGCAGGAGATGGACCTGGGTGGGAGAAGCTTAGATGTTCGACCTATCGAGCTTCGCGTGAACCCGCGCACGCTCGGCGGGGTCAGTCTTGTACAGCGGAGTTTTCATGTCGGTGGTAACCTGTTGCATCGACGCGTAGGTGTCCCCACCATCGCTGCGTCCTGCGTCACCACTAACGAGGCTCGGGCGTACGCCTTCAACGTTCTCGTAGTTGGACTTCATGTTACGGAAAGCTTCGGCTGCCTTGTCCTGACTGCCACTGTTCATGGCGGCATTGAAGGACTCAGCCTGCTCGGGCGTGTAGTTCTCTTGCGCCCAGGCTGTCATCGTGCCGTACTGTTCGGTTTGCGTTGCGTCGTCGCCTGAGAACATGCTCTTGGCGCTGGAGACGATACGCTCACCGACAGCCTTCTGGCCTTCGATGTACGTGTCTACCAGTTGCCGGTCAAGACCCTTGGCAGCCAGCTCTGTGTAGGACTCGTCAGAAAGACCCTCACCGCCGGCTTCTCGTGTGTAGCGCGCCCACGAATCCGACTCGATGCCAAGCTGGCCCTGTAGCCCCGGCTCATTGTTGGACTCGAGCGCCTTCGGGTCAGGTCTTTCTGGCTCTAGAGTGTTAGCTCCAAGCTTGGTCTCTAGTTCACCGTGAGCTTGCAACAAGCCTTCAGTGTCAACCTTGCCATCCTTCCAGAACTTCTCGGGGACATTTTCAGGACGCTGTGGCTCGTTGTTCGCGGGCGGTGGTGGTTGCCCTTGGTTGTCAAACCTATGGGCCATTGCATCAGCGTGGCCTTCAGGCGGCGCGGATTGGTCTCCACCAATATCGAGCTGGACGTTCTCCGTCACTTAGTGGTTGGTCCGCTGGTACTTTTCGCCGTTGATGACAACGACGTCGTCACCTTTCATTGACGGAGGCCGCTGTGGGCTGGGAGTACCTGCTCCACCGTGTTGCTCTTGCTCGGCGGCTTTTTCAGCTTGCTTCTGAGCCATCAGGTCAGAAACGTCGGGACCTATCTTGGCGCTGTCTTCTCCGAGCTTCAGTGGGTTTGCGTCTGTCATTGCTGTGCATCTCCTTGCGCGTTCTGCGCATTCGTTAACTGGTTGTCAGCCATGCTCATAATTCCAGGCATTGCTTGTTGAAGCATTGCCATAAGTTGCTGCTGCTGCTCCTGCTGCTCGATGTCCTGCGGGTCATTGATAAGACCCTTTGGTTAGACGTTCAGTGCGGCTGCGAGCTGGCCAATCAGGCCACCCATGTTGACGTGTTTGTCCACCACCTCGGGACCGAGCTGAGCAATTTGCCCAACCAGGACTCTTAGTCGCTCCAAATCGTGGCCACGACCAAGCGCCTGTAGGCCGGTGGTGATGGTGGGATTCACGGAGTCGGGCAGCTTGGGAAGCTTTTTGTGCTTCTCTAGGCGCATGATGCGGTACTTCA